GTTATTGCCATGCCGGGCGGGTTCGACATCGAACCGAACTCCGGACAGACGGTTAGCGACGTCACCGTCGGCGAGATCCTCGTCGAAACATCAGGCACGTGCGGCTTCAACGTCTTCGGCGCCTACACCGTTGGCGGGGTTCGACAGATCAACCGGGTCAAGGTTGGGAACGTCGTTCTCGTAAAGGGCGCTGGCGTCAAGACTGCATCGTCGGACATGGCGATCAGGGGTGTCAATGGTCTTTCGGTCGGAAGCGTCACGATCATCCAGGATGTCGCTGCAACGAACCAGGCATTTTCGATCGACGACTGCGACCGAGTGTCGATGCATATCGACGTCCCGAACTCGCGTGGCGCTCTGGCTCCAACCATTGGAGCAACCGCCGGAGTCACCAACCTCGATCTTCGCGGCTACATCGGACAGTCTGGTGGACATTGCCTCAACATCTACCGACTCAACGACTCCAAGATTGACATGACGCTGAAGTCTCCCGCTTCGGGCGTCCTTATCGTCAAGCAGTCGTCCGGTACCGACTCGATCAACGTTCGCCTCAGTGGCGATTGGCGCAAGGTGACGGGTGCCGCAGGCATTCAGGCCAACGGTCCTGTCGACTGGATCGTCGATGCCGACATGAGCGGATGGACGACGCAGCGAGTCATCGGTACCTACGCTTCGGGGGTTCGCCTCAAGCAGGTTTCCACCAAGAGTGTCGATATCACCGACTACGGCGCCAAGGGCGATGGTGTGACGGATGACAAGACCGCATTCGCCAACGCAATCACAGCAGCCGGAGCAAACGGAACGGTTGTGGTCCCGAAGGGCTCATATCTGATTGCGGGCGGCCTGACGGGTCTTGCGGGTCAAACCTTCATCGCACACGGGGCAACGATCACCCAGACCACCTCCAGTGTGCAGACCCTCACCCTTGCCTCCGACAGCACCTTCATGGGCGGGACTCTCGTTGGCAAGGGTACGGACTACGTCGCTGGCGGGTCCCCCATCGCTATGGGAATCGACACCGCGGTTGGAGCTACCAATATTCGGGTCATTGGAACCACGATCCTGAACTTCTCTGGAGCGGCGATTCGTCTGCGATCGGCAGTCGATGTGAAGCTCATCGGTCTTCGAATCGTAGGTGTTGGTTCGCCGACCATCACAAGCGCGGACGGCGGCTCCTGTTACGGCATCCTTGCCGACACGACGGGAGGCAACGTCTCCATCCTTGCTTGTGATATTTCTGAAACCTGTCAGGGAATCATCACGGCGAGCCTGGTGACGCATGTCACGATCGGGAATGTTCGAGTACACGATATCCGCGGTCAGCATGGCTGCTACATCCAGAACGGCACAGGTCTGAACATCTCGGGTCTTGACGTCTGGAACATTCCGATGAACGGCTGCAAGGTTCAGCTCTCCGTCTCGCAAGCCGACCACTCCTACAACACCTCGATTGTCGGTCTCACGGCTGATGCCTGTGGCGACACGGCTCTCGTTCTCTTGAACACCGCAACTGACTTGACGTCAGCCAAGAAGTTCAAGGGCCTCAGCGTCAGCAACATCGAGGCGAACAACTGTCTTCGAGGCATCTATCTCGGATCGATTCGAGGCGGTTCGCTGTCGAATGTTTCTGTGATCAACGCAACGACCGATGCGATCACGATTCTTGACTGTCAGGATCTCGTCACATCCAACATCACGGTTGATGGTTGTGGTCGTGTGGGTGTTCGCATCACCTCAGCAACGGGTTCGTCAAACAACCGGATCCGGATGAGCAACACTAACGTCCGAAACCCGGCGGGCGCGAACCTCGCCTCGAATGTGTATGCGGTTTACGTCGCAGACGCTACGAATCTCACGATCGACGGTCTCGATGTGAGTTGCACGAACGGCTTCATGGTCTACGGTCTCTTCTTCGCGACCGGAGATCAGTCGACGTTCATTCTTCGACACGCCAACATTTCCGGAGACACCGGAGTGTCGGTTCGGCTCAAGTCGGGTCCGGTTGCGATCGGAGAATGGGATAACAACAAGCTCTCGGGAACGGTTGTCGATTTCCCGACAGCTCAGCTCACCCGGGTCGGAGGAACCGGCTTGGCTACGATCTACTCGGGCCCGGCCATTCCCACATCCGGAACCTTCAAGGTTGGCGACAAGGTGTTGTTCAACGCACCAACGGCGGGAGGCTTCGAGGGTGCAATCTGCACCGTTGCCGGAACGCCAGGAACCTGGAAGAACTTCGGCGCGATCGCCGCATAAAACGTCCCGCCCGCCTAGAACACACCCCACCTTCTGGGCGGGCGGGGCCCCAATTCTTTGAAAGGAGCTTTCGTGCCGATTTCCTTCGAGTCGAGAGGCTCCTTCAAAAACACCGAACGATTTCTCTCTCGAATGAGCAAACTCCAAATCCGAGGAATTCTTGAGAAGTATGGCGCAGCTGGAGTCGACGCTCTATCTGCAGCCACGCCGATCAAAACCGGCCTCGCTGCGTCTTCGTGGAGTTACGAAGTCACGAATAGCGGTCGCGGTTGGACCATTTCTTGGAACAACACCGACATCGAGAACGGATACCCAGTGGCGGTGATGATTCAGTACGGTCATGGAACCGGAACTGGCGGTTACGTCCAAGGCATCGACTACATCAATCCCGCATTGCGACCAGTTTTTCAGCAGATGGCTGACGAGGTATGGAAGGTGGTGAAATCAGCATGAGCAGCATTGACGAGCGCGTCGTCGAGATGAAGTTCGACACCTCGGTCTTCCAGCGTGGCGTTCAGATCACTCTCGATGGCCTCAACAAGCTGAAGCAGGGTCTTCAGATGAAGGGGGCCACAAACGGCCTCGACCAGGTTGAGCAGAAGGCCAACCGAATGAGTTTCAAGAACATCGAAGCGGGCCTTCAGACCTTGTCTGATCGGTTCAAGACGATGTCGATTGTTGGTATCGCCGCCATCACCAACCTCACGAACAAGATCGTCGATTCGGGCCTCCAGTTCGCCAAGTCACTGTCCATATCTCCCATCATGGATGGTTTCCAGGAGTACGAGCTCAAGATGGGCTCGATCCAAACCATTCTGGCGAACACGGCGAAGGATGGAACAAAACTCAAGGACGTCACGGCGGCCCTCGATGAGCTAAACCACTACGCCGACCAGACGATCTACAACTTCGGCGACATGACCAAGAACATCGGTCTGTTCACCAACGCCGGAATCAAGCTCAAGGACGCCACGGCGATGATCCAGGGCTTCTCGAACGAGGCTGCGGCTTCGGGAACGAATGCTCAGGGCGCCGCCAGCGCTGCTTACCAGCTTTCTCAGGCCCTCACGGCTGGCAAGATCACGCTGATGGACTGGAGGTCTCTCCAGAACGTCGGTATGGGTAACGCCAACATGAAGGCTGGCATCATCGACATCGCTGAGGCGATGGGAACCATGAAGGACAAGGGCGTCAAGGCCTCCGACGTCCAGAAGGACTTCAACGGCTCGCTCGAAAAGGGCTGGCTCACGGCCGACGTCATGTCCAAGTACCTCAAGATCATGGCGACCGACTACACCAAGATGAACGCCAAGCAGCTTGCCGCTCAGAAGACCGAGCTCAAGCAGTTGGGTCTCAGTGACAAGTCGATCGATCGAATGATCGCTCAGCAGAAGACGGCTCAGGAAGCCGCCACGAAGGTCCGAACCTTGACCCAGCTGATGGGAACCCTCAAGGAATCGATCGGATCTGGATGGGCATCCACGTTCGATCAGGTCTTCGGCAACTTCGACGAGGCCACTGTCACCTTCACCAAGTTCAGCTCTATGTTCGGCCACCTGGCGGAAAGCTCCGCTAAGGCTCGGGGAAAGCTCATCGGAGACTGGAAGAAGAACGGCGGTCGACTTGCTGTCATTGACGGTCTAGTTGCGGGCTTCGAAGCATTCCAGGCGGCAATCAAGCCGATCAAGGACGCCTTCAAGGACATCTTCCCGCCTCTCACCGGCAAGCAGCTTGCCGACATGTCGAAGGCGTTCCGGGACTTCATGAAAGACCTCAAAATGGGACCCGAAACGGCCGCTAAGGTCAAGGCGGTTTTCAAGGGAGTCTTCGCGATCTTCAGCATCGGTCTCACGATCGTCAAAAACATCGCGGGAATGTTCGGTGACCTTTGGTCGAAACTGACTGAGGGTGACGGCGCTTGGGGCGATCTCATCGTCAAGATCAGCGACTGGCTGGTTGGTGTCGACAAGGCTCTCAAGAAGGGCCAGGGACTGAAAGACTTCTTCTCAGGTCTCACGTCCGCATTGTCCGCGCCAATCGTCGCCATCAAGGCTCTGGCGAACTGGATCAAGGGGCTCTTCACCGGAGACGTCGACACATCTGGTGTCACTGGCGCCTTCGATCGACTCACGTCTGGTCTCGGTCCACTCAGGTCGCTCGCCGATGGCGCCATCAAGGCGTGGGAAGTCTTCGTCCAGAAATTCCGAGGTGTTGTTGACTTCTTTGCTCCGCTCGCCACGGCGTTTGGAGAGGCATTCTCGAAGCTTTTCGACGAGATCAAGAAGTCGGTTCAGACTCAGGACTTCAGTGGCATTCTCGATGCGATCAACACCGGCCTTCTTGGCGGTCTCGTGCTCGTATTCAAGAAGTTCCTCAGCAACGGCATCAACGTTGACCTCGGCGGAGGTATGTTGGAGAAGCTCGGTGATTCTTTCGATGGGCTCACCGGAACACTCGAGAGCATGCAGACAAAGCTCAAGGCCGACGCCCTGCTCAAGATCGCTGGTGCGGTGGGAATCCTTGCGGCTTCCATCGTTGTCATGTCGCTCATCCCCTCGGACAAGTTGGCGCAGGCCACGGGAGCCATCGTGGGTCTTTTCGGAGGCCTTCTTTACTCGATGAAGCTTCTCGACCAAGTCACGTCGCTTAAGGGTGCGCTCACGCTTCCGACTCTTGCCGCAGGAATGGTTCTTCTGGCTACGGCAGTTCTTATCCTGTCCGCTGCCGTCAAGAACCTGGCCTCGTTGGATTGGCAAGGACTCGCAAAGGGTCTAACTGGAGTCGTGGTGCTTCTTGGCGCCATATCTGGAGCGGTTAAGCTCATGTCTGGAAACACGAAGGGCATGATTTCCGCCGGAATTGGCATCACGGCCATGGCAATTGGCATCAAGATCCTAGTCAGCGCCGTCAAGGACCTGGCAGGTATGGACTGGGGTTCGATGGCTAAGGGACTCACTGGGGTTGCTTCGCTACTCGTCGCTTTGGGCATATTCTCCAAGCTCGCTGACACCAACAAGATGGGTCTCGCCAACGGAGCGGGTCTTATTCTCCTGGCGGTCTCCCTTAAGATTCTTTACTCGGTGGTCAAGGACTTCGCGGGTATGAAGTGGGGAGCGATGGGGAAGGGTCTCGCTGGAATGGCGGGTGCTCTAGCCATCGTCGCCGGGGCCATGACTCTCATGCCTCCGAACATGCTTCTCTCGGCTGCGTCGTTGGTCGTGGTGGCCGGCGCGCTCGTTATCCTTTCGAGCGCACTGAAGAAGATGGGCGGCATGTCTTGGGAAGAGATCGCGAAGGGTCTTGTGACTCTCGCAGGTGCTCTAGCCATCATTGCTGGCGCGATGTATCTTATGAGTGCGGCTCTTCCCGGGGCCGCTGCTTTGATCGTCGTGGCAGGAGCCTTGGCCATCCTTACTCCAGTCCTGACGACGTTGGGCGCGCTCGATATTCCGACAATTGCTACGGCTCTGGGCACCCTCGCGGGCGTCTTTGCGGTTCTGGGCATTGCGGGTCTCGTGCTTACTCCCGTTGTCCCGGCACTCATGGGGCTTGGCGTGGCGGTAGCTTTGCTCGGAGCGGGAACCGCACTTGCGGGTGTGGGTCTTCTGGCGTTCTCTGCGGGCCTCACGGCTCTCAGTGTCGCTGGAGCAGCCGGAGCAGCCGCTCTTACGGCGATTGGCGCTGCCATCATCGGTCTTATTCCAATGGCTCTCAAGGCTGTTGGCGAAGGATTGGTGCTCCTCGCAGGCATTATTGCCAACTCGGGCCCCGAGTTTACGGCAGCAATGACGACCTTGATGTTGTCGCTTCTCAATGCGATCAACAATGTCGCTCCGAGGATCATCGACACGATCCTCAACCTTATCGGGATGTTGCTCAACAAGCTGGAAGTTTCGCTTCCGAGATTTGTTGATTCGGGTATGCGTATCATCACCGGAGTTCTCAACGGGATCGGGAAGAACATCGGGCAGCTCGTTGACGCGGGAACCCGATTGATCGTCAACTTCCTGAATGGCATTGCCAGAAACATGCCCAAGATTGTCGCGGCGGGCGTAAACATCGTCGTGAAGTTCCTCGAAGCTGTCGGCAAGGAAACCCCGAGGATTGCGGACGCCGGATTCAAGATGGTCATTGACCTCATCAACGGCATATCTAGATCTGTGGACGCACATTCCGCCGAAGTTGGTAGGGCCGGAGGTAATCTGGCGGTCGCCATCATCCGAGGAATGGTCAACGGCATCGCAGCAGGCGTTGGGCAGGTCGTTCAGGCGGCTCGGAACATGGCGTCACAAGCCCTCCAGGCCGCAAAGGAGTTCCTCGGAATTCACTCACCTTCGCGAGAGTTCAAGAAGATCGGCGCCTTCGTGGTCGCTGGTTTCCGTGACGGAATCGACGGCAACAAGGCGCAGGTTCAGGCCTCGTTTGACATGCTGAAGAAGATGTTGACGGACATGAAGGAACACTCGAAGAAGGAAATCGAGGACCAGGAGAAGCGTCTCTACAAGCTGACGCATGCCCGCAAGAAGGACAAGCAGGCCATTGCAGAAGCGAGAGCTGAACTGGCTCTGGCTCGTTCCGAATTCGCCAAATCCTCGGCTGCCTACACGGAGCTTACGAAGAAGTGGACGGACGACAAGAACCGGCTCGGTCAGCTTGCGACGCAGTACGACGCCCTCGGCGTCAAGCTCAAGGCTGCGAACCAGAAGCTGGCGGACGCTAAGAAGACCCGCGATGACTACAACGCAGGCATCAAGGATCAGTTCAATAATCTGCCGACCATTACCGGCGAGACCAAGCTGCAGGACTTCGCCAACGATATTCGCAAGAAGATCGAAGACAACAAGGCGATGCTCAACAAGATGACCGAGCTTCGGAAGCTGGGTCTGAACGACACCATGTACAAGGAGTTGATGGCAAAGGGGACGGATGCGCTTCCGTTCATCGATCAGCTTCTGGGTACGGGCAAGTCCGGTGTTACTCAGATCAACTCGCTTTCGTCTCAGCTCGATTCCAGTGCAGCAGCGCTCGGCAACTCGGCCTCCAAGGCCCTGTACCAGGCAGCGGTCGACTCGGCTGCAGGTCTCGTCAAGGGTCTGCAGAACCAGCAGAAGGCTATCGAGAAGCAGATGGACGTCATTGCCGACGCGATGGTCAAGGCCATCAAGAAGAAGCTTGGCATCAAGTCTCCGTCTCGAGAGTTCATGGCTGTGGGCAAGTTCTCTTCACAGGGACTCGCTCAAGGTCTGCAGAACTACGGCCATCTTGCCGAGGAGGCATCGAAGAACGTCGGTCTCGACGCAATCGACGCCATGCGCAAGACGATCGTGGGTATGGACGACATCGTACGAAGCGGTGTTGATCTACAACCAACTGTTCGTCCAGTTCTGGATCTGACGAATGTTCAGAAGAACGCATCGAAGCTCGATCACATGCTCAAGGCTCGGGCCGTATCTGTCGACACGACTTACGGTCAAGCCAAGGGCGCACTTCGCGAGTACTCCGACACCCGAGAAGCGGCTGTTGAAAGTCTCGCGTCGCCGGTGTCGAAGCAGATCACGTTCATCCAGAACAACAACTCACCGAAGGCCATTTCCACGGCCGACACTTATCGGAACACCAAGAGTCAAATAGCCCGTGCGAGAGGAGCTCTGTCAAAGTAAATGCTAACTATGGTCGAAGTACGGAGCCCTCAGGGCGGTCTGTTGTCTCTCCCCCTTGAAGACCCGTCGTCCGGCGTGTTTGTCAAGGAGACGGGAGGCCTGGATCCGGTCAAGGCGACGCTCGTTTCGTCGAGCTTTGCGGGTGAAGATGGTGAGCAGTACCACTCGAGTCACCGGGAGGCCCGGGACGTGACACTCAAGCTGGGCATAGAGCCTGATCTTGCAGTGACCACGGTCCGGGCCCTCCGGGCTCAACTGTACAACTTCTTCATGCCCAAGACGGCGGTGAATCTTCGGTTCTACTTTGCCGATGGTCTCGAAGTTGACATCAATGGACGCGTCGAGGTCTGCGAAGCTCCTCATGCGACGCAGGAACCAGAGATGGATGTTTCCATCCACTGCTTCAAGCCCGATTTCCGAGAGCTTGTTGAGACGACTTTCGAGGGTGAAACGACGTCTGACACAACAGAACTGACAATCAACTACACCGGATCTGTCGAAACCGGCATTCTGTTCACGCTCTTCCCCGATCGAGAGCTTTCCGAGTTCACGATCTACCACACCCCTCCCGATGGAACGCTTAGGACCTTGGACTTCGTCGCCCCGCTTGCCGCCGACGACATCCTGGAGATCAGCACCGTCAAGGGAGCTAAGGGGGCAACGGTGACTACCGGGTCCTCGACAAGTCCGGTCCTTTACGGCATCTCTCCGTTTGCCAATTGGATTGAACTTCAGCCCGGTGCGAACAAGGTTCGCGTCTATGCTGTCGGAGATCCAATTCCCTTCAACATGAAGTACGTCGTCAAACACGGAGGCTTGTAATGGAGGTGTACGTTCTCGATAGTCTCCTCCGTCGCGAAAAGGTTGTCGACGTGTTTGAGTCGCTGGTCTGGACGGAGCGCTTCCAGAAGGATGGCGATTTCGAACTCCACATCAACTCGACGCCAGAAACTCGAGGACTTTTCGTCTCCGGAACACGACTCGCCATCAATGAGTCGTATCGGGTCATGGAGGTGGAGACTGTCGAGAATGACGTGTCTGCCGACGGGATCCGAACCCTGAAGGTGACTGGTCGATCGATCGAAAAGATCCTCTATGATCGAGTGGCTCGAGGCGCGATGACCGATCTCACAACAGAGTCAAAATGGAAGATCACAGACACGCCCGGAAACGTCATGCGTAAGATCTTCCACGACATCTGTGTTCTTGGGACGCTTAGTTCCGCCGACATCATCCCGTACATCATCGAAGACAAGCTCCTTCCCGACGACACAATCTCGGAATCAACCGAAGTCGTCCCAATCGAGCTCGAACTGATGTCCGTTGCGGATGCTCTGAATCAGCTGGCGTCGCAATACGACCTCGGATACCGGATTCTTCGAAACTTCGATACCACTCAGCTGTACTTTGACGTCTATTCCGGCAGTGATCGAACCACGGCTCAAAGTGCACTCCCTGCGGTCATCTTCTCTCCGGATCTCGACAACCTCCAGAACACAACGGCGCTGTCAAGCAACGCGATCTACAAGAACTGCGCCTACGTGTTCTCACCGGTCGGTTTCGAAGTGGTATATCCGGATGATGTTGATCCTGCGGTGGCTGGTTTCGAGCGTCGAATCCTCCTCGTCAAGGCGGACGACATCACCGACACAGATCCCGAAGTTGCTTCAGCCGCCATGATTCAACGCGGAAAAGAAGAGCTCGCTAAGAACCGTAAGGTTTCGGCGTTCGATGGTGAAATCACTCAGACCTCCTCGTACAAGTACGGGGTGGATTACCAGCTTGGCGACGTCATCGAGCTTCGAAATACTGACGGCTCAACCAACAACATGCGAATCACCGAGCAGATTTTCGTCTCCGATCGAGAAGGCGAGCGGTCATATCCGACGCTTGCTGTCAATCTCTTCATCACTCCAGGCTCTTGGCTCTCTTGGGACTCGAATCAGGAATGGATTGATCTCGATGCGGACTCGACTGCTTGGGCGGATCTGCCATAGCGAAGGAGGTGTAACACATGGCAATTGGCGATCAAGCTGCAGCGGCAGGCTTCTCTCTCGTTCCGGATACGGGCGAGGAAGGACGCGTTCGTTGGGGCGCCCGAGAGCTGAATCGCACACGCGATTTCATCGCAGTGGTGAAGGCGCTTATTCCCGTGGGTAAGCCTGCTTATCGAGCAGCGGCCGGAATCACTTCTGGAACGGCAGACCCGACCGGCGGTAACGACGGCGATATCTACTTCAAGATTCTTCTCTAGGAGGCGACATGGTTGATTACAACTTCGCTTCCGGAGAAGGAACGCTGCGGATCCGAGATCTCGGAACCACAGTTGAGTATTGGGTGCAGGCGGGTTATTCCAACTTCTGGTGGCAAAACCTCTCATTCAACATAACTGCAAACGGCTCTACGTCCACAGTCGAGATCGACTACCCCTCTGGTGGTGCTTGGTACAAGGTTGCTTCTAGGTCGATCTCAACGTCCCAGACAACCATATTCAAACTCAACACGGCCACAGGGACCAACAGCCTTGCTGGTCCCACCACCGCAAGTAAGTTTCTCGACCGCGGATCCGTTCCCGACGCTCCGACGACTCCCTCCATATCTAGCATTACATCGACCTCGGTGTTTGCTACTTTCGCGGACGGCGACAACGGCGGTCTTGCCATCGACACGAGGCGAATCGGCTACGGCACCAGTTCGGCTGCGCCACAGGCCTTCATTACCTCGGATCGATCGACGACGATCTCCGGTCTAACCCCAGGAACGACCTACTATTTCTGGGCGCAGACACACAACTCGAAGGGCTGGAGTCCCTATTCCGGCCGTTCATCCGCAAAAACGCTCAAGGTTCCCGATGCCCCCAGTTCGGTATCCTTGTCGGCCATCACCCAGGTGTCTGTCTACGGAACGTTCAAAGCAAATGGTAACGGTGGCGCCACGATCACCGCGTATCAGATTGCGCGCAACACAAGTAACACCCTTACTGGTGCCACGATTGTTTCCTCAGACGGCTCAACTACAATGACAGGTCTGCTTCCAGGCAGAACCTACTATTTCTGGGCACGAGCTCAGAACAGTGTTGGGTGGGGGCCATGGTCTGTTGTCTCAAGCGCAAAGACCTTGGCTGGTGCTTACGTCATTTATGGCGGAGTTCCAAAAGCCGCTGTCCCTTACGTCAAAGTAGATGGTGTCTGGAAGGTTGCACGCCCTTGGGCTCGCAACGGAGGCATCTGGAAAGAGTCGACATGATATTGAAGAAAGGAGGACGAAAATGCTAGAGAGCATTGGTATTCCCCTCGCAGATCTAACCGCTCCAACGCTCCTTGGCGTTGTCGTCCTCTTGGTCCTGCTGGGGCGTATCGTCCCTCGCTCGATCCTTCTTGCGAAAGAGAAGGAAGCGGAGCGTTGGCGTTTGGCTTATGAAGCCGAAAGAGAAGCTCGCATAGAAACCGAAGCCCAAACGAAGGAACTTCTCGAGCTCGCCAAGACGACACACTCCTTCATCACAGCTACGTTCGCCAACTCCGAGCGTATCCGAAGATCAGGAGAACCTGATGCCGCTGTTTCGAAGGCATAGAAAGGAAGTCGGGGAGGACGCAGAAAAGGCACTCAAGGACGCGAGTGCCAACCTTCGTCGAGTAAAAGCCCGTTCGCCAGAGGTGAGCGAGGTGGCGAAAAAGCTCCGTGAGATGCGAGAGCGTAACCATTTCGCCGAACAACTGCAAGTCATCATCGATTATGGAGGACTCAAGTAATGACCGATATCGAGGTCTGGCGGCTTGTGATCCGGATTGTTCTGGTCGTCGCAGCGATATGCACGGCCTCATTTCCGGTTTGTTATGCCTTCTCACCCTGGAACCGATCCTGGCTAGGCCGGGTGTTAATGCTACAGGGAGTGGCTCTTGCAGCCATTTTCGCAGTCACCGTCGTGTTCCAGTTCTGGCGCGGCACCAACGCGATCAGATTCCTCATCTATCTGGTGGTGATCCTTGCGATCGCCTTCGCGTCGGCAACTATGACCGGCATGATGATTAAGTACAATTTTCGTGCCCGAACAAGGAGAAGCCTTATGAGTGATACCGCCAACGAGACGTTCGTGGCCGACACCAACCCTGAGCAGAAGACCTATCCGCTGCTCAGCAACAGCGCCTACGACAAGCTGAAGCCGGTCACCACGCTTCTCATGCCCGCCGTCGTCACGTTCATTCTGGGCGTGGGTGAAATCTGGAACATCGAGAGCGCACCGAAGATCGGCGCCACGCTTGGCGCGTTCAACGTGCTTCTCGGCGTGCTCCTCGCTGTCGCGACCCGGTCGTACAACAACAGCGACGACAAGTTCGACGGAACCGTGGATGTCCAACATCTCGATGGTCGCAAGGTGGCCGTCATGGACATCACCACCGAGCCCGAGACGATGCTGGGTCAGAAGCAGGTGACCCTCAAGGTCAACAACCCGTAGCTCGCCCGGTCGCAAGATAAACATGGCTTATAGTGAGACCACTATAAGGAGAAACCATGTTCACCAAGAAGCCCGCCGTCACCGAAAAGAACGGCCTTGAGAGGGCGATCGATGACCTTCTCGCTCAGTTGTCCAGCGTCCCCGCATATTCCCCGGAGTACACGGCGATGACCAAGAACCTCACCGAGCTGTGCGCTCTTCGCGACGACCAAAAGTCGAAGAAGCACGCCAGCCCGGACGCAGTTCTGGCCGTCGCCGGCAACCTCCTCGGGATCGCGATGATCGTCGGACACGAGCGAGTCGGCGTCGTCACCTCCAAGGCACTTCAGTTCGTGATGAAGGCCAAGTGACCACCTGATCCCAACCAGTCAACGACCGAGAGGTCCTGTTAGAGCTAACCACTCCGACAGGGCCTCTTGGTCTTGGCCTATATTTTTTAGCTTGGAAAATTCCGCGGGGGGACTTTTGGTTCAAAGGTCGCAGGTTTTACATGGCCTATTATGAGACCACTACGAAAGGAATTACCATGAACAAGGAAAAGCTCGCCAAGCTGAAGAAGCAGATCAAGCACCGCGTTCCGGAAATCATCGTTGGTGCCACCGTCATTGCCGGTGCCGCAGCCGCTTACTACATCTACAAGAACCAAGATGCAGGTGAGAAGCTTGTGGCGCTGACCAACGACGAGTGGACCAAGCTGATGTCCGGCGACGCGATCAAGATCGACACCGACGCAGGCGTCCTCTACATCGCCAAGGAATTTCACATGTAACACCTCGAGCCTACGGCCCTTTACAAGGGCTTTAGGTTTTGTCTTCGCAGAAATTACAGGGCCTATAATGAGAACCCTACTAATCAAGGAGAACCGAAATGAAACTCATCGTCCGCGCCAAGCGTGTTCGACAGGGCGACACCTTCGTTCAGTCCGGCCAGAAGTGCTTCGTCGTCTTCACCGATCGCAACAGCGACGGTCAAGCGATCATCCGCTTCGTGACCGACACGAACAAGGACACCCACGTCAACACCTTCGTCGTCAACCCCGAGCTTCCCTTCGAGCTAGTCCAGAAGTAACACATCAAGCCTAGGGCCCCACAAGGGCTTTAGGTTTTGCCTCGCAGAAAAAACATGGCCTATAGTGAGAACTACGACCAAACAGCCCGAGAGGGACCTGCGAAAGCAGATCGCGGAAGCAAATCCAGCGACGTACTTCTCCTTTAATTTTTGCCTCGCAGCCAAAACATGGCCTATAACGAGAGACCTACAAACAAGGAGACGCCATGTCATTCCTGAAGAGTCGTTCCATCCAAGTCAAGCTCGTCAAAGACAACGAGACCAACACGGACCCCACTGCCGAACCGCAGCCGGTCATTCCCACCCAGGAGATCCTCGATCTCTACGATGGGCTGATCCAGCGCACGACAACCGCAGTGATCCAGTTGATCATCGGAGTCGCAGCAGCTCGAACTGGAAGTGCGATCATCATCCATCACGCCACCAAAAAGTAACCTCAGCCTAGGGCCCCACAAGGGCTTTAGGTTTTGCCTCGCAGAAAAAACATGGCCTATAGTGAGAAGAGAATCAGCGATAAGCTGAAGCCTACTGCCAACTCCAACGGCAGCTGGAACTCTTCTTCTTATTTTCGCCAATCACCCAAACCCACATAATACAGGGAGATCCACCATGCTCATTCGAAAGATCCTCGCGTCGCTCATCATCGCCACGTTTGCCGTCATCGGTATTTCCGCGTGTGGTGGATCAGCCGCAGCCGGGCCCACGAACTACGACGGAACCTACGTCTTCACCGACGGCGAGTTCGCCATGGTCGGGGAGGTCAAGCAGGACACCATCCTCGTCAACCTCAAGCTCGGCAACGACACGGGCCTCTACTGGTCCGGCAACTTCAAGTCCGTCGTCAAGAACGGCGATACGATCACATCCAAGGCCAACGTCGATCAGCTCAAGACGTCTCTGTACGGCTCCCAGGACGCCGCCAAGGAGTTCAAGATCGTCGACGGCAAGATCACTTTCTCGTTCACCATGATGGGCGTCACGAAGACCATCGAGCTCGAGAAGAACAGCTCAAGCACCAACTGAGACCCGCTCACAAGAACCATATTCAAGGAGTCACGTTGAATCTGCACCGCGTAATCAAGCAGGTTGAGAAGTTCGCCACGGACAACTCGCCTCTCATCCTCACCAGCATCGGCGCAGTCGGCGTCGTGACGACGGCATATCTGAC